CGTCGAGGAGGAGACCCCCGCCCCCGTCGAGGAGGAAACTCCTGCGTCTGCCGAGGAGGAGACCCCTGCGCCTGCCGAGGAGGAAACTCCCGCCCCTGTCGAGGAGGAAACCCCTGCGTCTGCCGAGGAGGAGACCCCCGCCCCTGCCGAAGAGGAGATCTCGGATCCTATACCCGACCCCGTGCCTTCGCAAAGTACTCCGGATTTGCCTCCCGAAATGGGCGACATTTACCCCCCGGAGAACATTTCGTTCATCGTGGACAATCCTTCCCCAATTACCCCCTCTCTGATCTTTATCGTCCCTTATCGCAACCGTGAAAAACAGTACGAGTTTTTTTCCAACCACATGAAAGTCATCTTGGAGGACATGCCGCCAAGTTCCTACAAAATTCTATATTTACACCAAAAGGACGACCGCGAGTTTAACCGCGGGGCGATGAAAAACATCGGATTTATTACGGTAAAAAACATGTATCCCAACGATTATCAAAACATTACCCTGGTGTTCAATGACATTGACATCATGCCTTATACCAAAAATTTCTTGAATTACTTTACCACTCCGGGTACGGTAAAGCATTATTACGGGTTCAAATTTACACTGGGCGGAATTGTGTCAATCAATGCGGCAGATTTCGAGAAAATTAACGGATTTCCTAACTTTTGGGCATGGGGATACGAAGACAATTTGCTCCAAACACGGGTGTTAAAAGCGGGTATGACTATCGACCGTAACCAATTCTATCCCATTTTGGACCCCAACATGCTCCACTTTTCGGAAGGAATTACCCGCAATATCAATCGCACGGAATATGATCTGTATCAATCCAATACTTTAGAGGGTATCAATTCCATCACGAATATACAACAAACGTACAACGAAACCACCGGATTTGTGGACATTTCGTATTTTTATACGCCGCGGGAAGAGAACAAGGCGTTTACCCAAAACTACGATTTACGCAATGGTGCGGCACCCTTTAAAAACCCCATATCCGCACCCTCGCGCAGAAAACCGGCAATGGGAATGCGCCTATAAACCTTCAAATTTGTAGGTGAGTCCAATACTTTCGTTGTCTTCCCATACCCCGGATATTTTCAACAAAAAATTAACTTTACGTGGGAAAATAGTCGATTTGGTATCGTCTGCCGTAGATTTTTCTGAACCTTCTTCTCCCCCGGGATTCCTGTATATTTTTATGTAACCGTTGTATAATTGATTACGTAAAATGGTATTCAGTTTTTTATTGATATTGTAAACCTCCTTGTAAAATTCTAAAATACGGGTCTCAATATGAATAATCTCGTTCATCGTATTTTCGTGTGTGATATTTTGGATATTAAACCGATAAAACTTTTTGTTGCCCGTCGCATTGTCGGTAGTGATTCCTTCAATCATCATCGGAACTTTCAAAAAAATACCGTACAACACAAAAAATGCGTCCGAATAAATGATTTTAGTGAATTTCCCTTCCATGATCATGTTTTTCTTGCTTTCCAACAAAAAAACGTTATTAACATTGAATTTGGGAATATCGTAAACAATTTTAGCTATTTTTTGTGCTTCATATTTTTGTGAGGGTGTTTCACTGGACAATTTGATATCTTTTACACCGTTCATTCTCGTTGACTAATCATGTGGGTAAGTATTTATTATATTATTCCATAATAATATTTCACGTGGGTGATCTGTCTACCCTATACGTACTCGCAGTAGTTATACATGCTTACCTCCTACTACGATGAGCATGTATCAATCGCCGTATATCGCCAAATGTCAGGTAAACCCGGTTCGCGGCGTGGAATCTAATATACGATATATTATATTGTATCAAACGAATATATCGTTACATGGCAGCACCTGATGTTTTTAGCCGAGATATCTTAACTTCAAATATTAAATGGAAAGGGACTACCAAACCTGCCATAAATTCTGCCGTTAAATTCAACGGACCCATAAAGACCACCCGGTTAACCCCCACGCAACTCTTGAATCCGCTCCCTCTTCAAATATACCGCAGAGAGATTGCCAGTGTCAGTGTTCCGTGTAACCCACGTACATCGTTATTATACCAAAACGACAATCCCGGGCAAACGATCGTCACTTCTTATCCGAAGCCAAGCGGTTTAGCTACAACGGTAAATTTGAAATACGACAGCAGTTCGTGTGAACACCCCCCTCGGGCCAACACCTCTACCACAACGTGTTTGGCATTTCAGTCGACGGAACAGAATGCTTTACGTAGAGTACGCAGTGCCGGAATGATTCAAAAGAAATTCAACACCGCCGCAAATAATATGAGTTATTGTACCGACAGTTATCAATACCTAACGAGCCGAAACCGCACGTTTAAACAGAACCAATATTTCCACATTCGCCAAGGCGACGCTTCGGCCGTTCCGGGTACGTTGGGGGCGTCGGCGAATATTTATTCCGCCAATGGAGTTAACCATTGCCCCAAATTCCAAGTCAAGGTGGCCACTTCTTTTACTTATACCTGGATTGATGTCAGTAATGCGCAGGTTACGGTGAATGTCCCGGTAGGAAATTACGATATTACGGATTTCAATAACTTGTTCCAATCGGTGATGTTCAAAAATAATCATTATTTGATTAATCGCACCACTAGCAGTCCCGTATTTTTGATGCAGTTTGTTTATAACGGTCAGAATAATCGCATTGAATTGGATTCTTTAACTACGGCTATTTACAATACGACGAATTACAATCTTCCCAACATTGCGAATTGGACAATAAACAATACTTCGGGGGAAACTCCCCAGGTCACGTTACCCAGCGCACCGATCTTCCAAGTGGGATTGGGGTACACTCCCGGAACGTACCCCCAGAGTTTAGCAAACACGACCAACCAAATTATATTTGGTCAAGTTTCGGGCTCACTGCAACCAAATTATGTCCCGATTTATTACAAACCGAACAATCCACAGTTTGCCCGGCAGGGTGCGGTTAGTGCGGGCGATCTCATCACCCGTATTCGTTATAATACGATCAATACGGCGGGTAATACGTTTCGCACGGCGTTTGGTAAACAGACCGCAGATGCGATGGCGTATGGCGTTCCACCTTACGGTTATACACTGAAAGATCGTGTGGGGTTTTCGATCATCAATACTCCGGTGGTTAATCAGTACACGGGAAAACTCCAAAAATGTAAGATTATCCGAACTCTACGCAATTTACGCAACGGTTAATCGCCGGTTCCGTCACTAATAAATATCGTCGATAACATTGTAGGCAATGTTATGGTAATTACACCACTGTACGCATTTTCGTATGTTACTTCGAACCAACGCTTCCAGTTTTTCCGATAGATCAGACAAAACCGTGTGACTGCGGTTCTGGTTGAAATTTGCGAATTTTTTGGTGTGGTCCGCCGAGGTCACCACATTCTTGGGGTGGTGATGGAGTCCGCTACGTCTCTCTCCCGGATATTCACACAGACTGTCGTGATTCACATGTTGTTCAATAAGCGCAATGGTCTGATAAATATTTTCAATCTGTTGTTGACCAAAAATGGCATTGTATTCTTCTATTTTATAGATAAAATACGAGGGAATGGGTACTTTTAAAAATCGGTAGGTTTCTGTAGGCCATTCCTCCGGTTCTGCTTGCCCATCTGACCACGAATCCACAGCACCGTCTTTCTTCAGAGCAATGCTTCCCGGTTTGTGTTTGCGTTCATAGTCACCCAAACTGTTGCTACGTCGAGTTTCCTTCAGCATATTTACCGTCATTTTGTAAAATGCGTTTTTAAGATAGGGAAAAATGGCCGAATCATTGAACAATATAAAGTTTTTACATACAATGTATTTTTCGGAATTCGCGTACCGGCTGGTTTTCGGTTTGGTGATATAGACATTTTCATAAAACGCCGAGAGTATATACAATATATCCACCGTATGTTCCATAAAACAGTCAAATGTTTTCAAAATAAAATTCCCCCCGCGCTTTTGTAAACAGAGTGCGTAACACATTTGACCGAATAATAGATGCCGAATGTTGATTTCCTGATTATTGAAATCTACCGAAAAATCGAAACCACCGTCTCCGGTGATCAGATGCATGGAAGACCCGTATTTTTCTCTACAGTATAAGAAATTTTCGATCGATAGAATGTTACCGGTTTTGTCCGCACCCGTTTCAATTTGAACATTGGGATGAGACTTTAAAAAGTAATCGCTCTTTTTCCACCCCGGAACGGTTTGATTTTTTTTGGAATGATCTTCCGTCACAAACCTTTGAACCGTCTCGCCGCCGGAATTCGTTACAGTGTCGTATAAAATCGTCATGCCGACATATACGTCCGCCGGGTTATTACGTGTATTTACTACGGCTTCAATGAATCCTCCGGGTCCTTCCGCCAGATGAAATGTACGAATGGGTGTTTTACCCGTAGTAGCAGTTTCGTCATAGATAAAAAAATGTAAGAGTTCGATCATTTTAAAATAAGAACGCGATAAAGGACGATATTTGGAGACACACTTGTTTTTACCCGGGACCAAGGTGTTGATAAATTCGTATGGGTTGGTGTATTTTTTATACTTGTCCCACTCCTTTTCGTAAAACTTTATCTTGTTCTTGATTTCGTACAAGTACTCGGCCAACGAATTGGAATATTTTACACCACACATACGTGGATGAATTTCTGGTCCACTACTCGCATTGGTATGGGGGTTTCCGTCAAACACCCCGTCAGTATCTTCGTCTTTTTTCACATAATCGATATATTTATATATTGCGCTATTGATTCTAGGTAATTTAAAATAAATCATGGAAATATATTCTATTTCAAAGCCACAATAGGATATATTACAAGAACTCAACGGTTTATGTGTTTTACCGAAATAAAATTATCTGGACGAATTACGGGGCCTTATTTTGCGATGCCGCGGGTTTTCCAATCTTGAAACGAATTTTGGGCGGTTCGGGAGTGGGCTCAATGGTCACCGTCGGTTCGGGCGTGGTCGTCGTAGTGATTTCGTTCGTGGATGCCAACACGGTCACTCGTTTGCCTTTGGGTTTTCCAATCTTGATATTTTTGAACGAGGGTTCCGGGGTTTCCTTGAAAATTTCCTTGGTTGCTTCAGAAACCGTGTCGGCCACTTCTATATCTTGACGCATCATTTGTTTAAACACCTTTTCGGTATTTACCCGGGTCGTTTTACGAAACACAAAATAGCGATTTAAAAACGAAATACGCTTTTCGTCGGTGGTAAGCATCGGGGCGGTACCGTAATCGTTGGCGGTGTTAGGATTACGGATGTTTTCGGATTTCATGGCGTCAAACATATCGGAAAAGAGACCGGTGGCGGCAGGTAGACCCATTTTCCGTGCGGTTTGGTCTTCTACTAATACAAATCCATAATCAGAGAGCGCACTTACCAGATAGTTGAAATTAACCAAATATTCACGAAACGTCTTGTTGATGGTTTCTTGGTACACATTGATCGCGTAACCAATACTCGTGTCGTCGGGTGAAAATCCGTTCTGCGAATAGTGTTTGGTCAGTTCGAAAATTTTACGCTCGTTTTCGAAGATGGTGATCGACTCTCCCTCGTTTTTGTCTTTCAAGAGTTTGAAAACGGTTTCACCGTCGTAACATGTCCCGATGAAATAACCATTCAACCGTGTACATTCTGCCACATTACGCAGGAAAGTGTGAAGACTACGTTTAGATTCCCAAAAATAGTGGAGAGCAAACTGGCATGAGCTCACGTGGAATCCATCTGCCGCCACTCCGTATTGGTTATAAACGCCTTGTCCCAACTGCCGGACGTCCTTGGGACCGTTACCAAATACGGCGGCGGCAATTTCCTTGTCTTTGGAGGTCGTCAAAGCATCACCGTTGCGAATCAACTGGGCACTTGTTCCGTTGACAAACAGTGCGGCGGGCGTGTTGTTGCTCTTTTTTCTGTAGTTCAAATAGCGCGCACAGGCGCCGTCTAACCGGTTATGAATGTTGTCGCGCGAAATATCAACTCCCAACACAAAACTCAGTTCTGCATGTAGCCATTTAGATATATCACCGGCTTTTCCCACCGCATAATCAATGAGAATATCTTTACGGTTAGCTACTCCCAAAATCAATTTACGTTTCACGTAAAGATTGTGGAAATCGCGCAAGGAGCGTGTACGTTTTTGTTGGCTTTGATCATCACGTCCACGGTTGTAATAAATACCTTCGCCGGCTTCGTCGGTACCGTTTTCTTCTTCACCGTAAACGTCCAAAAATTTGGGAATACCCTTGCCCTCCGTAATCATCTCTTTTGTTACGGGTCGATGAATTGATTGCCAATTCGAATTTGCCACATGGTAAGCATTGCCAAAATTGTTTAAGCCGTTACGCAATTCTGCCGTTTTGTCGTATCTTACCCGCAATGGTACCCATTTCCATCCGTCGGTTTTGGTCATATCGTAGCTAAATTCTACAATCATGTGGTCTTCAAAATATTCGCCGTCCAGTGTAAACATCGACAGATTATGGTGTTTGTCTTCGCGTAAAAGTATTTTCGCGTAGCAGGCGTTTTCGTCAGAAGGGTTGGTCGGTTGAAATTTTACCGGTTTATAGGCGGATTCATTTTCGTCCGAGTCGGGAGACGGTAATTTATTGTCCAAAATATCTTGGAATGGTTGGAGATAGCCGTCGCGTTTTTCGTTAAACCCGCACCGCAACTCCAATATTTTATACTGAATGACGTTTTGTAGTCCTTCGACGTTTTTCCCATCTTGAAAAATATGGTGTATTTCATCTTTGCCCGACTTGTCTTTTTTAATGGAAACTAAAAAGTCGATGGTGTTGAATTCGGCGGGTTTCCATTTAAACGATCTTTCCCACGAAATTTTTTGGAGAGGACCGGCTTTCCCGACCACACTAGACGCCACCCCCGTATTTGACGGTGTAAAAATCATACCATCTGTATTGTAGGGATAAATTCCGTCGTATATATCCGACATGATGCGCGAACATGCCTGGAAAATACTCACCCCCGGAGACGTCATACAGAAATTCTTACATTTGATTGTGAACTCGCAGGTTTTCGTAGTGTTACCATCTCCGGAATGCGCAATAATCGATACCGGCTTAATACGCGACACAAACTGTTGTAGTAATTGGAGCCGATAACGCACGTTCTTAGCCGCGTTTTCTTTTTCTGGGACGGCGGATTTCGTGGGTTCGGTATTTTCCACTACCGCCGCCTCGATGTCTTCTTCATTGCGGTCTCCCGACGGCGCAAACGCAAACTCGCGTGTCGATTTTTTATTGATAAAATAAATGTCAAACGCCGCGTACAAATTAACCGGGCGTTTTTGTTTGTCGTAGGATATAAATTCTCCGTCTAGTATGCTGTAAAACAGGGATTTTTCCGCGGTTTTGGCCCCGGTGAAAATAACATTCATGTTTGTGTCAATCATGAAGATTTTTCCGTCCTTGTCTATAAAAAGTAGCCGCCGTTCACCGTCGGCTTTATCGGTTACCGTATAATTCAAAGTGATATTCGGAACTTGCGAGCGTTGTTCCGAAGGATCCATGATGTTTTCAAGTTGTAGAGTCACTGAAGATGGACCAATAAAATCCCGGTTGTGTACTTTTCCTCGTTGATATTCGTCGCCCTTGATCACCTGCATGTAATCGAATAATACGTCGTCGCGATCAAGGTAGGAAATGGGATAGGGCGTGCTTTGGAGTCCCGACAAGACAATACGGATAGATTTACGTATTAAATCCACGATCTTTTTGTTGGTGTTGTACTCGGTGCCTGGTCCCACACGCGAATTATCAATTTCTATTTCGATTTCGTATTTTTCGACGCCTTCGAGAACCCCCGAATCCTGAATGTCGTAAAATTTCATGGGTTCTCCGCGGTTTGCTTTGGAACTACGTACAATACTGATGTCGGCAAATATCGGGAGATCGGGATGATGGAACCGTACCCGGTTCAAATAACGGAAAGTTTTGTGTTTTTCTGTCCATTTCTCCAAAATACCGCGTATAAAATCCGATCGCGCGGTCGAATTTTGTTCCAGCTGGTAGGAAATTTTTAAATTAAAGTCGTCAAATGACACGGGATAAATACGTTCTCCCGCATATTCTGGCAACGATTTTTGGGTGAATTTGATTTTGTCGTACGTCGTAGACGGCATGTCGAGTATTTTTTGAATACTGTTGGTTCGGCAATATTCTTGTATGAGATCGAGCCCTACAATTTCGGTACGGATATTAGACATGGTCATTTTCCCCCGACTGTCCATATATTCGTGAAAAATACGCAGACTGTGGAATCCTTCCGGTAAATCGGTTTTAAAGCCGTACGAATACAGAGTTTTTACCACATTATCGTAGTCGATTTTAGACAAGGCGCGAAATTTACGTGTGTTTGTATTGAACCGGATCTCAACCTCATTGACTTTTCGATCGCTTCTTTGTATGGGATTACTTGCTAAATAGGCCGCGACCAATTTCTCGAGCAATTCTTTTGGTTTTTTATTTTTTTCATCGGTGTGACTAGCGGTGGAATCTATTTTTTCGATAGGTTCCCTGTTCATAGTATTATTTTCAGCGGTGGATGTATATTATAGTTGAATATTATTATATTACTACTCAATAATAATATCAATTTTGTATCACTGACAAAAATTGATATTAAAAATTCCCCACTCACATACCAATTCACTCATCATGGTATTTTATCTCGATCTTTTTGTAGAGAACAATGTGTTTCAGCATGTTTCTACCGTATCGATTTTGGAACCTTTTATGTATTTAACCCGACCAGAATCCCGACCAGAATCCTCTTCTCATACACCAATACCGTGTGGTGATCCTTGTGCTCAACCCCCGCCTTTAGTTGACGTACCAATCGCGATCCCCGCCGAACCGCTCGTCTCGGTACCACCGACCGCCCCCTTGTTGGACAAGCCCCTGCCAACGGCCGGGGTGTCCCGCCGTGAAGATCGGATGCCGGGTATTTTTCCAAGAAAACCGGACAATTTGTTCTGGTGTGTGTTTATTACACTGTACGGTTACCCCGAATATCATAAAATTGGTCATAGATATGGAAATACCGAAATCGAAGAAAAACATAAAATGATGGAACGCATGAAACAGTCCCCCACTACCGCCAAAAACGTCCCCAAAAAAATGACAAAGGCTCTGTTACAAGAAACAATGTCCGATTTTATGACGAACAAACACATGACGTTGGACATGTTGACTATGTATGCGGCGTACCACAATCTACATTTTTGGATCCTCTTTTTAAATCCTCGGGGAGAACCGGAACCTTATTATCTGGAAATTGCGGCAAAGGAACCCGCCACTCGCGACTTTTCCCAGATTGTTCTATTGTATAAGCGCGGAAAACACGATGTAAGCTTGGTAGTAAAACCCGAGCCGGCCCTTCTACAAGACATACACAACACCAAATTTAAATTTGAAAACCACGATTTACCGCTGAGGGCCGTTTCAAATTATAAAACGGATGAACTCGAACGTATATTTGATATATTGGAGATTGATCGCAGTACCGCCAAAAAATACAAGAAGGCGGATTATTATCAAGACATCATGGTCCGATGTGGTTTTGCCGCCAGTGTGTAATTACGGGTATAATGTTTGTATATGATGCTCGACACCGTCATATCCGGGCTATCGTCGCAGGTGTAAACAGCCGCATCTACCCCGGTATAGACATCCGTATCAACCGGAGGGAAAAAAGTGTCACACACTGGCTCCGCGCCGGGACTAAAAATCAGATGATTGATGTAGAGTTCCTCGCATCCGGGGTGCAACAACGCCTCTCGGTACAATTGTTCGCCGCCAATGACAAAACGTTTGTGGATTTTTTTATGCGATGGTTGGAATTCGAGTGCTTCGTTCAGGGTTTTTACTACCACGACCCCGGTTGTGTTATTTTCACCCGGCTCCATACAACTCGAACACACGATGTTTAATCGTGCGGGGAGAGCGACTCCCCCCAAGCTTTCAAATGTTTTTCGGCCCATAATGATGACATTGGTGTAATCGTCCGATGGAACTTCCCGCGTGGTTTTACGAAAAAATGCCATGTCTTCGCTATTTTTCCACGGGATTTTACCCTGGTATCCGATTCCCAGTGTAGTTGCGCTGACTGCAACAATGATCGAAAACCGGGGAATATACGGTAAATTCGTCGTGACAACGGTCGTCATGATGAATGTGACTACTTCAAATTATTTAACTCGTTATCGTCGAAAAAGGTATCTTTGAACGCCTTCTTTTGGCTTTCCAGCTCCGACAACGAGTTTTCTTGGTCGTGGACATAACTCAAATAATTACGTATACCAGCCAACACATCATCGGGTAAAAAAGTCAAATTAACAAACACCCCACTTTTGTTTTCGTTAATTTTAACTTCCGGAGAACTCTTCAGGATTTTCAGAATCTCAATTTGGTGATTTTTCGTCATGGACTCTATCTTATTTTTAATGTTCTCTAAATCCAGATAAAATGCGTGTTTTTTAGCGGCGGTCATGATTTGCGGCGACGAATGTAAAATATACATGTATCTACCGGCAAAATCTATATTATTTTAAAAACAAGTAATATACATCGTGATTCCGGTTACCCGGTCTATCTCAATTTTCACTGCCACTATCACTGGAATCGCTCCCGCTATCACTGTCTGAACCGCCCAAGTGAGGGTCACCGTCAAAAGACGCATCTGTCGGATGACCTCCCCGGGTAGTCTTGCGAGCCTTATGGGCCGGTTGCGCAGCCCCGCGCTCCGCGGGACGATCTACCAGTTTACCGATCACACAAATGTACGGGTCATTTAATTCGTAACGGATTCCGATAACCTTGACAAATATCGTCGCGTTCTCCTTGACCGATTGAAAATGGCGATCCATGTTGTGATGATCGCGCGCTACAAAAACGGTAACTGGAATGTTGTCGTTGTCCATCACCTCGGCATGAATACCCGCTTTGGTAATCGTTTTGCTTTGGCACTCAATCAACATGCCCTCCACCGGATGACACATTTTACACGTGAATACCGTTTGAAATTCCACATTCTCGGTATTTATTACACCATTGGAATATGTTAAAATTCGCGTCGATCCCGGTCGAATAAACCCTTCTTCGATACATTTGCCCTCCATGGTGCTGGATATTTTTTTCTGTAAATTTTCCTTGACGTTTTTACCAATTTCGGTAATATTCAATAATATTTTTTTGGTCAACATTGCGTCCGTATATACGCCATATACCTTGGATTCATTCCCCAAGTGTTTGGTGTCCCGTTTTTCGTTCGAGGATTTACGGTACATTCTCGGATTTGACTGCACGATAACTTATATATAATACTAAATACTATGTTGTTATATGTACGGTAGTTTTTATTCGGGGATCAATTTTTCCGAGAATAGTTCAAAATTCCGTTCAGGAGAACCTGTTCGTGAGTTAAATACCACAGTTTATCTTCGCGGTTTTCGCGTTGGAATTCCCGTATAAGGCATTCTAGAACCACCACGAGACGATTTTTACCATCGCCGAAGAACGTTTTTACGTTTTCAGTAGTATACATTTGTTCTTCCAGTATTTGGTTAATTTTGGTGATGAGATCTTTGGTGAGCGCTTGATTCACACGTGCGCCTTTTTTATTGACTCCGTCATTTAAATCCCGTATTTTAAATGTATATTCTTGTTGGCCTTCGATCCACGCCATGAATCCGATGATCTGATTCAACCGGTTTTTGTTGAAAATATTCTTATCGCGGTAATTTTGAGACCGTAACAGAGCATTTGTTTCGGTAAATTCGGCATTTTCCCAGGTATGTTCCCGTTGAACAAAGATATCGGGAGGGGCGTTTCCGTTGGAGAGGGTGATCCCTATTAATCCGCGTTCGGACACTAGGATACGTTCATCAAAAAATTCCTTCATATAGGTATCAATGTTGTCGATGGGCTTCCAATTCTCGGCGTAAATTGTGTTGAGAACCACCTTTTTTTGCGAAAAGGGCATTTCGTCCAATATATGGTAGATAACATGACGTTGTAGGTTCTCCAACGACATCGCATGTTGTTCGATCAAATGATTAATAACCACACTCATATTTTTGTACCAATTCTTTTCGCCCGTGGTTACGGTGACGTTTTTAAGGAAAGCTAACCGATAATTTTCGGTGATTTCTTTGAAGACTTCGCGGAACAATGTGGTCTGTGGAACCATGGTGGTTGCTTCGGTCGCATCTGAGGATGTCGCGGTTTCTTTTTGTTCGGGTAATTCTATGGTAACTCCCGCGGGTTTTACATCCACCGGTCGGCTACGGTCGTAAATAGACGCATTTTTATCTGTAATTTCAATCGGTTGGAAAGCGTAATACTCGCCATGGTTGATTAACCGCCCCAATCTTCCGTACCGGTCCAACAACAATTCATTCTGGTTGTCTATCATGGCCGTGAGTGCCGCGTAAATTTGTTCAATCGGATATTCTTTGACAATGTTGACGGATCGAATGAGCTCGTCTTCGCGGAAAAAATGTTTGCCTTGTTTGTATCCCGGAATGTCGCGAAAAAGATCGCGGATGCGTTTCATAATTTTTGCGCGATTTCCTTGCAGAAAATCCTCGTTGTAGGTGGTGGTGGTGACCTCATTCTGAAGAGTTTCCAAAGGGACATTGGGAGAACATTGATACTCACATGACGCCATGTAGTCGCATATTTCGGTGAAAGGTTTGTCCCCCACCGTATATTCGACCGTTTTTCCACTGGATATTTGGATAGTGACTACATTGTTCTTGGCCAGTTGTCGCAATTTTTCGGCGGTAAAATTCGTTTGTCCCACATTGAGAATACAATCCACCGCAGTTTCTTTCAATAATCGTGTAACTTGACCAATTTTGACGGATTTTTTCTCGGCCAACCGATAAATATAGAGATCGGCCGTTTCGGTTTCACCGTTCTGGATACTGTGTAGATAAATTTCTACGTTGCGTTGTTCGAAAGGGAGTTGGCAATGACTCAGATTACGTACACCGCGACCGATAATCTGTTCAATACGGTTCATGTTGAACCACGGCTCCATCACATGAATTTGACGGATGTTTTTGAAGTCGACGCCCTCGCCCGCGGCTTTGGAAATCAACACCACCTTGACATATTTACCGTCGCGGTTTCTGGGCGCATTCAAATATTTAAGGTCCGCATCATTGTTCGGTGAAAATACCATGTCTCCGGTAATCATAACATACTTTGCGTGATGAAATGTACCATTTTCCGCCAGAGCCTCGGATTTGGGTTTCATCGTCATAGCGTCGATGGGTTCTACCGGTGGATCTTTAAATAGAGGTTTTGTGTGTGTCTCGGAACCGTACCGCGTGAACCCCATTTCTTCGAGAGCCAGGGCCAGGGGGACAAGACCGGCATCAATCCACTGTGAATAGACCAACACTATACCTTGGGAGCGTTGAATCATCTCGCATATTTGGGCAATTTTTGAACTATAGTTTCCAATGTTCTCCGGACTGAAAATGCGTCCGTGCCGAAGATCGCGGTATTCGTAATTATATCGCAGGGGTTTGTCTCCGGCCATCTCTTTGTAGGACATGGTGTTTGCGAGTCCCTGAGAACCCAACATGTTGGAAATGAGGTATTTTTCTTCTTCCGGGGTACTTTCTCCGCGCCGCTGTTCAAAATCGTACCAGGGGTAGGTCATGTTGAGTGCTTCGAGGGGGCGTTGAAGTGCGATGTAGCCAAACGAATCCATCTGGGACGGATCAATATCGACATGAATAGTGGGGTCGTAAGTACGCATGTATTTTATCACATAATCATACACCCGTTGCTGATGTCCGTTGGGTCGCAAGGTCGTCAAAAACAGGGGTAAATATTTGATGGTCTGTTGCGGATCCATTGGTTTACCGTTCATCTGTAGGGTCGGATAGCGGACGTTTCCGCCGAATCCGGTGCCCTCGGGGTAGACACGGAACGGGAAAGAGTAGGGGTTCTCACCACGAACGTAAGATACATATCCCGTCAATTTACGCGTCAACAGTTCTTTACCACTTTCGGGGTGTTTCTCATCCTTTTCGTGGAAATCGCCGTCTTTATTGAATACATCGCTTATTTTGATCGTACCTCGTTTATCGTTCAGATTCATCAAATTTGTTAGCCATATAATTTCTTCGTAAGAATTGTACATTGGTGTGGCAGACAAGAGGAGCAGCCGGGTATTATCCGCGTGTTTGACCACATCCATTAGCAATTCGGCGGTTTTTTTATTTTTATTTTCGCGGGTAATACGAATATTGTGTACTTCGTCAATAATAATGAGACGGTTGTTAAAGACCGACCGAATCTTCTGTTTTTTAATTCGATCCTTTTCTTCTCGGGTGTAACTGACCCCTTTTATTTCGACAGAATCTTGGATGAAATTTGCGAATTGAGTATACCCCATGAACACATAGTGTTCGGAAATGATTGATTTTATCTGGTTCACAATGCGATCCTTTTTCATGGTTTTCAGGTAGGTGGGATTGATTTCAGACAAGAGAGCTTCACCGACGCAGGATTGTATAGTCCACACCCCGTTCTCCAGTTTGAGCCGATTTTCGTCAAACAATTGGAGTCGGAAATTGTCTTGAACGTTCGGAGAAGCAACAATGAAAATAGATTTGTTCATACCAATCTGTTTCATATGTGTACGGGTTTCTTCGGCAACCCCAATCGCGGCACACGTTTTGCCACTACCCAGACCAAAATACATCAACAAACTGTTGTAAGGGGTATTAAACGACATGAAATTTTTGACAAAAATCTGGTGAGGCATGAGTTCAAAGTCGGCGTGACACAAAATATCGGCCTGTGATTTAATGTCGTAAATTTTACCGTCGTATTTGGTATCGAAAAATTCCTTGTGTTTGGCCAATTTCACGTTGAACTCCTTGTCTTCCAGTTCTGGATAGAGGAAATCCGACTTTTCAAACGGGATAAAGGGTGCCGGTGCTTCCGTCGGAGATTCGGAAGACTCCGGTAGGGAGTCATTTTCCACTACCACTTCGGGGACGGGTGCGGGCGCGGGCGGTTCAGGAAGAGTAGGAGGTACTGCCGGTACAATGTCTTCAGTAATAGTAGTAGTGGAAGGTGCGTCAGATGTCGACACATCATCTTCGTCATTAATCGGCAGTCCGGGAATAGCGATGGAAACTTCTCGGATGGGTAATTCGCGCACAATTTTGATTTTCCGGGTTGTATTGCGTTTCGGCGGTGACACACGGTTTTTTTGTGACGTCGCACCCGGCGATTTTTGCGGGGATTGTTCGGTCAACTTATCCACAATTTTGATGCGTTTTTTTTGGGTTTTCGCCGGTTTTTTGGGTAAATCGTCAAATATTCGGTAAGGAATCCGTTTTTCTTCAAAATACGCCACGTATGGTTCCCATTTATTTTGCTCAACCAGTATATTTTTTAAACCGAGGGGAATAATTTTACCCCCGGGGTTTTCCGGATCATCCCCGCATTCGTAAGGTTTGCGTAATTGATATTCTTTTTTAACGTCGTTCCATCGATAATATTTTGGACCTCGTTCTTTTCTTATCTTGAGAGACATTACTACTATATCATATAGATATATGATATAATATAATAGTCCCCCCATTACATTTCACATCACATCATACTTTTGTGTAACGATCAACCTTGAACAATATTCAAGGATTGTATCCCATGATGAATGTTGGTGAGTATACGTATTTTTTCTAAATTATAGGGTCTAAAACAGGCCACGGAATCTTTAAACGTTTTCCACTCAACTTTACTCACCTCTGATTTCTGGTATTCGCCCATTTTCAGGGATTTCTCGTAATCCATGTACATTAAAAAATACTTGTGTTTGTAGGACTTGTAATTGGATCCCAGGAATATCTCTTCCAACGGCAACACATTTTGTATGTATATCAAGGCCAGGGAATTATACCCGGTTTCTTCGGTGAATTCCCGCATGGCACAATCGTAATCACTCTCTTGATTGTTCCGTCGACCTTTGGGAAACCCCCATTCGGGTTCTTCCCACGCTTCGAATTTTTCGCTCTCTTCCACCAATTTTTTCAGGGTATAATGTTCTTTCGACGAAGACTCGGCCGGGGGGGATTCGCCCGTAGAATCGCGGTCGATAGTACGGTCTGTGGTACTCGGAAATTCCTCGGAATGGAATAAAGGGTCGCGAAATCCGTCTATTTTGATACCTTTAAATAATAAGTTGTATTTTTCTCTTGATACAACTTCTTCTGACTTGTATTGGCTGCTATATTTACTTTCTCCCCAGATGTCCTTCCACAGTAGATTGAAATCTCCCATACAGAGGCGACATTTTTCGTGTACCGTCATTTGTTTCAACATGTTCATGATGTAGTGTTTGTTATACACGGAATACTTTCCGCGCATAAAATCGATGTAACCCAGGGTTTCTTTCCGGCGAATCAACAAATATTCGGGTACTTTGTCCGGTTCTCGAAAACGAAACGCTATAATTCCGATACTTGTAATCGGCATTTTACACTGGTGAAACAAATGACCCGGTTTCCCACAATTATTACAAATATTTACGACGGATTTCATCGAATTATTATTGTTGTGGGTGTGGTTATGGGTAGTATTCGGGTTATTTTTAAGGGTCTTCCGCATAATATATTTTGAAGTGACGCAATCGAGGCGCGAACTAACTGAAAGAATATATTCAGTAGCATCTATATAGATTTGCCCAATAATGAATTTTGATCCCGAAATATGGGGGCCGCATTATTGGTTTTTTTTACACACTCTGGCGCACGCTTATCCGCAAAGCCCAAGTAAAGTAACCAAGCGAAAATACTACGACCTGATTCAAAATATGCCCCTTTTTATTCCTGTACCCGAATTAGGTGACAAATTTAGCCATTTGCTGGATAAATATCCGGTGTCGCCCTATTTAGACCACCGTGATTCGTTTATTCGTTGGGTTCATTTTATTCACAATAAATACAACCACATGTTGGGCAAGGAGGAAATATCGTTATACGAAGGCATTGATCGTTACTTTGAACATTACAAACCCAAATTTGTAGATATGCGTGAAAAAATACACAATCAAAAACATTACATGTATGCTGCCATTATACTTATGGCCGTCTTCATAATTTATGTTTTCTACCGTTAATATATCTAATACATTGACCCCCCTCCCCTTACCTACACGATGAGGATTGAACTGGTCATCTTATTGATTACGGGATTGATTATTGGTAACATGTATACCGACGGAAAATATTTAAAATTACTCTTGTCCTGGAAAAAATACTACAAGATGGTGGGGGTGGCATTTGTGGGATTGATGTTGTGTTGGCTTTTCCGTAAACACCCCCAGCAGGCACGTACCATTCTACACAATTCCAACGAATATATTAAATATTTGCCCGTGGATAAAAATGTCACAAGCGTCATCGCTCCCCTCCTGGACATGTCGAAAACATCGTCGTACGGTGACGGGGGTCGAACCGTTCGAGGCGGGACCCCTCTGGTAGAGAACCAGTACAAAAAT